GGTTTTGCTGATTTCAATCTTTTTGTAGGCAAAAAAAAGATTGGTATAAACAAAAGAATTTAGGATTAAACAAACCAGTTCAGAGATGAAGGTCAACGCAATCCAACTCGCGCACTTTACGCAACTTTCGAGGGGCCGGATTTCTCAACTGGTAAAAGCCGGGAGGATTACGCCTGATGCAAACCGCCAGTTTGATTTAGAGTTAGCGGCCGATGCAATAGGGCGCCCTGTAAAACTAACAGAGGGAGAAAAAACAGAAGCAGGACCAATCGATTTTGCAGAATGGCGCAACCTGAAAATGAAAGAAGACGCGCTGATCAGCCAGACAGAACGGCGCGTAATCCAAGGCGATTTGTTGGACCGGGACGCGGTTTTGAAGGAAATTGGTGCCGCTTTCCATTCTGCAAAGACGAAACTTTTAACGATTCCAACATCGGTTGCTGGAATTGTTGCAACAGAAACCGATGCGTCAGTCATTAAAGAAATTATCGAAGGACTTATCCGCGAAGCACTTGCAGAGATTGGCGCCGCCGCCACTCTCTTCGGATCTTCTCGCGATAATGAAACCGCCGCCGAAGCTCACGGTTAGTCAATGGGCTGATTCTACGCGCCAGCTTCCGGTCGGTTCGCCTTTTCCTGGGAAGTGGAGAACCGACCGAGCGGAGTATCAGCGCGGAATCATGGACGCGTTTTCGAATCCTGAAGTTGAAAGAATCGTGGTGATGACATCAGCGCAGGTTGGAAAGACTGAAATTTTAAATAACATCGTTGGATACTTCGTCGAGCATGATCCGAATGGCCCTTTGATGATCATTCAACCTAGTTTGGAAATGGCACGCGCCTGGTCAACGGATCGACTTGCACCCTTGATCGATTCAACGCCTCAACTGAAAGATCTGATAAGCGATCCAAAGGCGAAAGAAGGTGATAACAGCATTTTGCAGAAAATCTTTTATAACGGCGCAAGGATTACGATCAGCGGGTCAAACAGTCCCGCATCCCTTGCATCCAGGCCGATTAGAATTATGTTGATGGACGAGGTTGATCGCTTCCCGCCTTCAGCAGGCGCCGAGGGTGATGTGGTGGCGTTAGCATCAAGACGAACACAAAATTATTTTAATCGTAAAATAGCCCTTTTTAGTACACCAACTGTAAAAAATGAAAGCAGGATCGAAGCCGCATTCGAGCAATCCGACCAAAGATTCTGGGAAATGCCATGCAGATGCGGACATTTTCAGGCGTTGAAGTGGCGGCACGTTAAGTGGGAAGACAAGAAACCTGAAACTGCATGTATTGAATGTGAGAAATGCGGCTATGAATGGACCGACATCGAACGAAAACAAGCACTCAAAAAAGGCCGTTGGCATTCGAATGCAGAGTTTAACGGGACCGCAGGCTTTTCGTTGAATGCTTTATCAAGTCCCTGGACAAGTCTTGAAGGACTTGTCAGGGAATTCCTGGAAGCAAAAGCGCACGGGACGGAAAGCTTGAGAGTATTTATTAACACGGCCCTGGGCGAAAGTTGGTCCGAAGACTCGGAAGAGATAAAGAGCAATGAAATTATCGAAAGACGCGAAGTTTATTCGCATCCAGTCCCGGATGGAGTGCTTGTCATTACAAGCGCGGTCGATGTCCAAAAAGATCGGCTCGAATGTCTTACATGTGGTCATGGTCACCTTTCGGAAATGTGGTTCCTGGATCATAAAATCTATTATGGTGATCCTGCTAACGATGCTGTTTGGAATGACCTTGCTGATAATTTGCGCGTTGAGTGGCGCCTTGTTAATGGCAAAAGCATCGGAGTCTCTCAGACGCTCGTGGATTCCGGGTATGAAACCCAACGCGTTTACCAATTTATTAAGCGAATGGGCGGCCATAGGGTCCATGCATCGAAGGGAGTCGGAGGAGCCGGACGTCCTGCGGTGGGCCGAGCATCGAAGTCGAATTCCGCACGAGTCCCGGTCATGCCAATTGGAGTCAACACCCTCAAGGAAACACTCTTTGCACGATTGCGAAACGTCGATTTCGGCCCCGGATATTGGCATATCCCAGACTTTTTCGATCAAGAATGGTGCTACCAACTCACGGCTGAAAAAGCCGTTAAGAGATATTCAAAAGGAATTCCGCGAATTGAATATGTGAAGATGCGCCCCAGAAACGAAGCGCTTGATTTAGCAGTCTTGAACCTTGCCGCATTCGCGATGCTTAACGTTAACACCGAACGGATTCAGCAACGTCTGGAAGATGTTAGGAAACCGGAAAAGGCACCTCCATTGCCACGATACATGAAACCCAAACCAACCTGGGCGAAAAGGTTTAAATGAGTAATATTTTCGATTCTACCGAGTGGCCTACAACGCCGCCTGATCCCTTCATTGCAGGCGATTATTTCGCGTTTAAACGTGGTGACCTGACAAGCGCGTTTCCGATTGCAAGCTATGCGGTGACGTTCAACGCGTCGCTTTTCGGTTCATCGACCTCATCGACGAGTGCGGCACAAATAGCGACCACTGCAACCGAATCCGGCTCCGAGTATCATATAACAGTTGACGGTTCCACGACTGCATCCTGGACGGTTGGAGATTATCAATGGAGTTTATTTGCAACCAAGTCCGCCGACACCGACAAACGCCAGCAGATCGAGTATGGAACTTTTGAGATCAAAGCAAATTGGGCCGTATCGACTGCCGATCCACGAAGTGATGCACAGAAGAATTTAGAGCTTATCGAAGACATTCTTTACAACCGCGTTCAGGGTGATGTTTCCAGCTATTCGATTGCAGGACGTTCACTTTCAAAGATGGGACCGGATGAATTGATTACAATGAGGGACTTCTACAAGCGCCAGGTCACAATGGAAACGAGAAAAGAACGGATTCGATTAGGATTCGGAACAGGTGCAAACATCTTACCGGATTTCAGACGATGAAATGGCCCTGGAAGAAAGAAAAGAAAACCCGTCGAGTTAATCCGGCGGTTTTCAATCGAAGCTATGTCGCAGGGGAAACCTCGCGACTTTACAACTGGCAGACCGGAACGGATCGAAGCGCAGATGGTGAAATCAAAGACCGTCTGAAAACAATCCGCAAACGGTCACGTGAACTGATCCAAAATGAACCGCTTGCTAAAAAATATATTTCACTTTTGAACACTCAGGTTTTGGGACGTTATGGAATTCGGCTTCAAATGAAGGCGCGTAACGATGATAAGTCCCTCGACCTGGCCGCAAATAATATCATTGAGCGTTTATGGTTAAACTGGGGGCGGCGTGGTGGTCCTGACTATTCAGGCTGTGATGCATCAGGTCAATACACTTTTCTTGACATTCAACGCCAGGTTCTAGATGCAGTGGTGCGCGATGGTGAAGCATTGATATATATGCATGAAGGAAGACGGAATCCTCATGGTTTCCAGTTGGAGTTATTAACCGCGGATCGTTTGAACATTGAAAAGAATGAAGTATTGCGTAGTGGCAATGTTATTCGTATGGGGATCGAACAGGAAAAACGCACCCGCCGCCCGCTGGCGTACTATCTGAACATGGGAGAAAATCCGGTTTATGAATCGTTTGAAATCCAAGCAATGGGCGGAACTTTTGAACGAATACCCGCCGAGCGCATTATTCATGTTTATTATTCCGAACGCATGGAACAAAGCCGCGGACTTCCCTGGATGGCGCCTGCAATGCCGACCATTAAATTGCTTCAAACGTATCTGGAAAACGAAGTCGTTGCTAGTTCATTAGCCGCCGCGAAGGTGGCGACGATTACAAATAACAGCGGCGACGACGTTGCAATGGATGGAACGGTTGACGGATACACTCCGATTTCAAACATGGAACCAGGGTCAATTGAACAACTGCCTTCAGGTTGGGAAATGAATCCGCTTGAATTCAGTCATCCGACTTCACAATTCCAGCCGATGCTGGAAACCGTAATCATGCAAATTGCATCAGGTTTGGGTGTTCCATATTCTGATCTTTCATCGAACATGACAGGCGCAAGTTATTCATCATTACGCCAGGAAGCATTACAAAGCCGCGAATATTACAGAACATTACAGCAATGGTTCATTGATCAGTTTATTGATCCGATTTATCAGCGTTGGCTGAGTTCAGTTTTGACAACTCCAGGAAGCGATACCGGAGCCATTTTAAAACTTCCCGTGGAGAAGTTTTTTAAATGGAGCGAAGGCGCGCATTTCTTCCCTCGCGGCTTCGAGGGCGTCGATCCTTTGAAGGATGCAAACGCGAAGAAAGTCGCATTGCAGAATGGGTTTGTTTCCTTGCAGGACGTGGCCGCTGATCGTGGAACCGACCTAGAAAGCCTGATGGCACAGCATCAAACTGCGAAATCATTGGCGCAACAATACGGCGTCAAATTAGCCTTTGAGCCGTTCGGCTCGCCGCATCAATCCATAGAGCCGGAGATTGAATAAAATGGAAGACAAGAAAATAGAATATCGAGATTTTAAAATCGATTCTGAAGATACAAACACGAAAACAATCGAAATGAGTGTGTCCAGTGAATCGCCGGTGAACCGGAATTGGAACGGCATCCAGGGGCGTGAAGTTTTAGACCATTCCCCAGGATCAGTTGATTTATCACGATTCGAAAACGGGGCTGGTGCATTATTGCTGGACCATGACCCGGAAAAACTTATTGGAGTTATCGATTCAATACGCCTTGACGAATCTCAACGGAAGTTGAGAGCAACGGCGCGGTTTGGAAATTCCGCGTTAGCAAAAGAGG